GGAGGAATAATGTATGAAATAGAAGAGATAAAAACATACGAAGACTACTTATTAGACAAAGTAGAAGTGTTAATAGAAAACGATATTAAATTAAGGAGAAAGAATGAAACCTTTCAAAAGAATGCCAAGAAAAAGAAGAAGAAGACTTATAACATATAAGAGATTGTTTTATACTATGCTAATAGTATTTATGTGCTATGCATGGTACAAAACATGTGACCCGATAGAAGTAAATAATAATCAAACAATGGAGGTACAATAGTATGGCTAGCGATACAATAAAAATAAACATGTTAGAAAACGGTGAGTTCAACCTTAGAGAAACATCATCTAAAACAGTAGGTGAACTAAGAGTAGAACTAGAAATACCAGCATCAGCGAATGTTATGGTATCAGGAACTATCAGACAAAATGATTTTGAATTGACTGATAATGCCGTTGTAGCCTATGCAAGTAATAATAAAGTAGGCGGATAATAAACGATAACTTTATATAGGGAATGTGAGACTCACGTCAATGTGTAACAGAATTACCGAGCTTTTCCCTATATAATACAAAACGAAGGAGAACTATGGAATATTTCAATGGTAGAGCAACTGTTAGTGTTAATGATATTGATTCACTAACAAACTTAACTCAAGAAGAACTTAATACGCTTGCAACAGGCAGACAAGAGACTTTCTTAAATATGTTAGATAATATTAACAATGAACTGCGATATGAAGGAGCAGAACCTATAGATGTAACACCAGCATGGAACTGGCGACCTGGTACATATGATAAATTTAAGAAATATCTTTACAATAAATTAGATTTACATAAAAGGTCAAATGGTTTAGATTATTTAATAAATAGAACATATGATAGAGTTAATTATATGACTTATATCAAAAATCGTATTAATACTCTAGAAGCAGAAAGACATGACTTAAAGCGATTAGGTATTAAGAGAGATGTTGATACGGCCGAATGGCAAGAGAAAGTAAATACATTTATAGAAGACATGACAATTAAATGTAATGATGTATTTGAAAAGACAAATGGTAGAGTAAATATTAGTTTATTTGTTGGCGAACTAAGTGATAGAAATCCATATCTTTATTATAATATATACTTATCTAATCTAGAATTAAGTGTATTTAGTGGAGAAAATGAAGTAGAAAGGTTTCCAATTAATGATATAATAATCAAATACAATACATCTCTTAGACATAAAGTATCTGGACTAAGGTCAGATGTTCAAACATATGGTATTTCAACTAAGACAGATGAAAATCCAGTGTCATTGCATCCTTACATTTCTAATAATAATAGATATGGTAGAAATCCTGGTTATAACTATGGTAATGTATGTTTAGATACTTTTAATGATACTTTTCATGTAGCAATGAGAAACAATAAATTAGATGTAGCGGCATTTACATTATTGCAATGGGCTAGTTATTACAGCCTTACTCATTCTAATCCATACAATCAACCATATCAATGTCATGTAGGTGCACCTAAATCTATGAGCGATAAGTATATTGCAACACAATCTAAATCAGGTATTTTACTACATTTAGATAGAAGTATAAGACGCATGTTAAAATCTTACAATTTTAATTATCATAACAAAAATCAGTTTATATTAGATAAATATGATGAGATAGATTGTAGGTTTAAAACTGAATCAGCAATATACAAAAAATCTATTGCAAATAAAATCATAATGAGTAGTGATGCGTGGTGTATTTACGAATCAGCAATAGGTCAAGTACTTGAATCAATGACTGGGCTAAATCGTCAAATACAATACAATACTTTTAATGGAATAACAGGAATGGACTTTGATTTCTGCAATTTCAACGACACTGATGATGATTATGATGAAAATGGACAAATGAAAGACGATATACTATTAGATGAAATAACAGATAGGCTAATAGAATATATGTGTGAAAATCAATATCCAAGAGAAGGTGATATTATATGTCGTTATGTTGCAAGACATTTAGAAAAAGAAGGTTATTACACAAAAGATAATAGTAAAGAGATAATAGAAGTAGTAATAGATGAATCAACAGAGAACATGAAATCGATAATGAAACAATGGGCTAATGGCTCAGAAGGAGTATAATGGAACTAAAAGACATATTCTTTATAGAAGAAAAAGACTGGTACACGCTTCAAGCATGGGCTAAACTAGCCTACGATGAAGATAAAAACGAAATATCAGGCTTAATGACTGCAGTACCACAAAAAGATGGTAGGATTAAAGTTAGCGATGTAGAAATACTTAAACAAGAAAATACAGGGACAAACACTGATTTAGATGGCGATGCAGTTGCTAAGTATACTATGAAATACGCAATGAAATACAATAATCCTAGCATGAAGTTTGTATGGTGGCATTCGCATCATACAATGGGAGCATTCTGGTCAGGAACAGATACTAACGAAATAGAAGCATGGAAGAATACAAGTTATTCTTTGGCTTTAGTAATTAATCTTAAAGAAGAGTATCTATTTAGAGTAAGTTTCTGGCGAGTAAATGGATTGCCTGTAGAGCAGCATATAGACACAACTCTTACAATAGAAAGAGAAGTGCCAAAGATTAACATAACCAAAGAAATGGAAGCTCAATACAAAGAACTTTGTAGTAATAAAGCTACACAAGTATTTGGTGGATATAAAGGTTATCAGCAATCTATATGGCAAAACAATGTAATTCAGAAGCAAGAAACTGAATTAGAACATGAAGAAGCGTATTATAAAATAGTAGATTCATTGACTAGACTACAAGAAGAATATTTAGATGGTACTTGTAAATACAATGATTTTAACAAAGAAGTTAAAAAGTTAAATAAAGATTGTAAAAAATCTAAGTATCCATTTACAATTAAATCAATGAAACGCTTTAGCAAGTTAGAGTTACAGCAATATCTTATGACTGTATTTCCTGCAGAACTATTAGAATGGCAAGATAATATGCAGAAAGAGATTTATGAAACTGCTGACTGGCAAAGAGAAGGAGGTTGGTATGGAGTTTAATATGAGGTCAAGAGGACTCGTAGATAACTTAAGTCAATACAATTATCATATACTAGGTTGCGGTGCTATAGGTAGTGCCGCAGCCATGCAACTATGTCGAATGGGTGCAGAAAACTTTTGTTTATATGATAATGACACAGTTGATACGGGCAATGTAGGTGTATCTCAATATACTCAGTATGACATTGGTCATGCTAAGGTAGATATGCTTAAATCTAAACTAATGGATATTAATCCTGATAGTTTAGAAGTAGTTTGTATAGATGAAATGTTTAAAAACTATATGTATCTTAATAATAATGATATTATTATACTAGGTTTTGACAGCATGAAATCAAGGCTAGAAGCAGTACAAGCTTTATCAGGGTGGAAACAATCAAAGCCATTTGCTCTTATAGATGGTCGTATGGGTGCAGAACATTATCAACAATATGTTATACTAAGCCCAACATATGACAAATATAAGACAATATGGTACCCTGATGACGAAGGTAGTGAGGAACCATGCAATATGAAAGCCACAAGTTACTGTAGTAATATGTCTGGTAGCTTTATTGCAAATGCAGTGAGAAAAATAGTTAAGGCACAGCCATACGAAGAATTTGTCTCATTTCATTTTCCTACTATGTCAATAGAAAAAACTACTTGTTTAATTAAATAACAAGTAGTAACTTAAAAGGCTTGAGAGAGCCAACAACTGGTCCTGTAAGTCCTGCAAGTTCTTAAGCCGACCCTGTAGGCAAAGGAATATGTGAGGCTCTCTTAAGCCCTTTCGTAGGGGTCAAATTAACAAGGAGAATAATAATGGCATTAAAAAAAGTCAAAAGGAAAGCTGTCTCTCAAAACCCAAAAGTAATGTTACTTTATGGGGCACCAAAAGTAGGGAAAACAACAGCTTTAAGTCAATTAGAGGATTGCTTAATAATTGACACAGAAGATGGTGCAAACATGGTAGAAGGTTACATCGAAAGCGTAAATAATAGAGAAGATTTTATAAATATTCTCAAAGAAGCAAAAGATGGACACGACTACAAATACGTAGCTATAGATACTATAGATAAAATAGCTATGTGGGCAGAACATACAGTATGTCAAGAAGAACAAGTATCTGCTGTATCAGACCTAGCATTTGGCAAAGGTTTTGGTATGGTAAGAGAAAAAGTTCTAAATACTGTAAATGCTCTAAAAGAGATATTTCCTCATGTAATAATCATCGGACATAGGAAATGGGCTAAAGCCGTAGTAGATAGTAAAGCCATAGTAGAGCCAGAAAGTCTAGATTTAACAGGTAAGTTAAAAAACATGTTAATGGCAGACTGCGACGCTATTGGTTACGTCTACAGAGATGAAGAAAAAGGCGATTTAATGGTATCATTTAAAGCAAATGAAGCATTAGAAGCTGGAAGTAGAAGTCCACACTTAAAAGGTAAGGACATGAAGTTAACTTGGAATAATATATATAAAAAGGAGAGTAAATAATGGCGATATTCAAACCCGCAATGACAGAATCAACAGGAGGCAATAAGTTTACAGGTATATGTAAATTTGCTGTAATTAGTTTTGCAGATAAATCAGATATGTTTGATTGGGCTGACTTATATTTAGAAGTAGAAGTCAAACAAGAACATAGTGATTACACTAGAAAACTACAAATAAAAGGTTCTTTTGAGAAAGATGCATCAGGCAATATAACTGGTGGTAGCGTATTAAAAAGACTATATAATTTCTTTGATGCTATTGGTTGTACTGCAGGTCTAAATGTAAAAGGTGAATGGGAAGCAGAAGATGGCACTAAGATTGACAATATAGTAGACTATTTAAATAAAGGTGCTTCAGATGGTGATGTTGAAACTGTATCTACATACAGATATTTAGCATATTTCTATAAAGAGCAACCTAAAAAACCAGGAGCAAAATCGTATGTAAATGTATGGCCTAAAGTATATTGGGCTAGTGATGAAAATACAGCAAAACTGCAAAGTGACATAGATTGGCTTAAATCTAAAGGTTATTTAAAAGAACTAAGCGATGAGGTAGCTACTGCTCCAGCTATGTCAGGAGATGGTTTATCTAATCTATGAAATATGTCGAAATAGCTAAAGGAACACCTTACAACAGAGGTATACTTATCCCTGTTAATAGATTGTCAAATCACTTAGGTGAAGAGCCTGTCTATAGGAGTGTTTATCTATACGATGATACAGCCTTTGAGTATGTCAAAGAAAACGGTAGTCTAAAAAACTTCTTTGGCGTTAGATACATAGACAAAGTACCTGTAGATATAGATAAGCAGGACAGAAGTGATGAGAGAACTTTAGATATTTTGAGAGGTATTATCCTTGAGTTAGAAGATGCAGATATTGATTGTGGGAGCTTTCAATCTTACTTTTCTGGCTCAGGATACCACCTCATACTATCAGGAAGTTTATTCAACTTTAAACCTGGCAATGATTTGCCCTTTATAGTTAAACAGACTATGAAGAAGTTAATGCCTGATATAGATAGCAGTATCTATATGAGGACAGGAATATACAGATTGCAACATACTCCTAATCAAAAAACTGGTTTATACAAAATACCTATCACTCGCAATGAAGTAATGAATAATAGTCCTGAAGAAATCTTTGAACTCGCTAAAACCTCTCGCCTCAACTATACCTACAATCAGCTTAAAGGTGATGGCGAGTTTGAAGATAAAATAGTCAAAGAAGTTCCTGATGTTAGGGTATTTAATAAAATATCAGAACCAACGAAGATAATACCTTGTGTGCAGTCAATGTTAAATCAAGGAGCAAACGAAGGTAGTAGACATATAACAGCAATGAGAATAATAAGTCATTTTAAAAGACACGGAATACCAAGTCATTATGCTAAAGTATGTATGCTACATTGGAATAACAAAAGCGTACCAGAACAACAGATTATGGAAATGGTAGAAAATGTTTATAATAGAAACTATAAATACGGATGCCAAGATAGTGTTATGGTACAGCATTGCAAAACACAATGTATACACTTTCAAAGAAAAGACTACTTAGTAGATATTAAATCAGCATCTACAATGCAAGAAGAACTAGCAGAACGTTTAACTACAGATTTTAGTGGTAAAACAATTAATCTAGGAAGAGCATTAGGATTAGATGTAGAGTCTACTATATATCCAGGAGAACTTGTAACTATCTTTGGGCCCACTGGCTCAAACAAAACTACATTTGCTCAGAACTTAGCACTAGGTGTAGACTTTGTCAATAATAGAATTGTAAAAGATTGGCAAATACCCACCTTGTTTCTAAGTTTAGAGTTATCTTCTTGGTATATGCATAGACGACATTTACAAGTAGTAGCTAATAAATCAAAAGATGAAGTAAACGATAATTATGAACGGTTGTACAACATGCATAAAGACGAACTAGAGCATATTATGGTACAAACTATATCTCCTACTTTAGACAAGATATATGAAAAGGTTAGAGAGTTACAACCACAATTAGTAATTGTAGATTATATAGACTTAGTAGACACACCTGTTAGTTATAGAGGTGAGTACGAAAAGATTAAATATATATCACACGGATTATCTAATATGGCTGTAAACAACGACTTAATAGTAATACAAATATCACAAGTAAGTAGAGAATATAGTAGAAACGAAGTTCTAGATTTGTATGCAGGTAAAGGGTCAGGTGCAATAGAAAATGCCTCAAGAAAGGTTATAGGTCTTAATGGCCAACCTAAGTCTTCAATAAGACAAGTAAGGTTATTTAAAAACACAGATGGCGAATTATTTGATACAGCAGTAGAATGGCAACCATCATTTAGATTAAGGAGAACAGATGCGTTCAATGATTAGAATATTAGCAATAGACGAAGCAACAGTAATAAAGTTGTTTTGGCTATTTAAAATAGGGTTTATACACCCAGCAAATGATACAGGAATCGTAAAAGGTATTATAATTGGCTTTTGGAGATTTGAAGTACAGTTAATACTAGGATTCTGGAACAAAACTAAAGAACAGGAGGTCTACCATGCGTAGAATATTAAAAAGAGTTCTTTTTGGTAAAAGAAAGAACTATAGTTATAAAAACAATAACTATCAAATAAAAAACCTTAAGGATTTAATCTTTAGCAATAACAGAAGGTTAAATGATTTAGAAAAACAACTTGGAAACACTTTACGAGCTTTAAATTTAGAAAGAATTGCACAATCTAATATTATTGCTAATAAAAAAGATGCTGAGAAATATGACAATCAGTGGAACTAAGATAAAAAATAAGCCAAAAAGGGGACGCAAGTCCCCTAAAGGCTTAAGTATTTGGGAACAAAAATTTAGTAGAAAACTAAAAAAACATCATAAGCATTTTGCTAAAAAGGTGTTTCATCGACTGATGAAAAAGTCTTCTACTTTAAGAACAACATTAAAAAGAAGGAGCAAAGAGTATGAAGTGGAATTTAAAATGTCACTTACAGAAGTTAGAGAGTTGTTATATAAATCTTATGGGAAAAAGTGTAGGTATTGCAATACGATATTGCTTGTCAGTAATATGGCTTGCGACCATATTCACCCTCTTTCTTTGGGTGGTGATTCAACTAATAAGAATCTTCAAATGATATGCATGAGATGCAATACAAGAAAAGGACCGCTAACAGACAAAGAATTTAACAAATTATTAAAATGGTTAGGCAAACAAGCAGAAGGTTTGT